GCAGCCAATCTATGTCAACGGCAAATGGGTGTGCGGTCTGGTCGATAGGTTTGGGCGTGATCACCCGCAACCGAGAGGCATTGACTCGCAGCGCATCAAGGGTCGCCGGTGCGTGAACCAGGCCGGACAAGTTGCGAGCCAGAATGACTGGTCCTTGTCGCGCATCGCCTAGTCGCCAGACGCCAGGACTGACTTGATCGATTCCATCGCGGCTGTTGATCTCCATTGCCATGCGCAATTTTTGACGCAACCAATCCTCGTTGAGCATGACGGCTGCCAGGTCCTGTGGCTCAAGCTGGACCGGACCGCATTCAGGGCATTGGCAAAGTCTGCCTCCCTTGCCATCAGCAACGACCTGCCCACGATGCAAGTTGCAGTATGGGCAAAGTGCGTATTGCTGATTGACGGGCGCAGGCTTTATGGCAGAGCCGAGCAAGGTGCATGCAGCCATCTCGTGAGGGGACAACGCCCAGCGGTGGACGTGCGTTCCCTCAGCGAACAAGCGACACACCAACGACCAAGCATGATGTGAGTTCATGCTCACTCTTGGTACGCGGGTTCGGCCTGGAAGGCGTCTTCACCGGGTTGCTGCTCGTTGGCGCTCAGCGTTTGATCGGCACCCAGAATGCCGAGGGCAACCAGGTAGCCTTCGAGTTGTGCCTGCATCTTGGCGTCGAACTTGTGAAGGTTCAGTCGGCCTTTGCGGGTGATCTCGATGGTGATGACCTTCGATCGCATCTTGCCTGGCTCGGGTGGGTAGTACAGGTTGATGTGCGCCGAGTTGATCTGCCAGTTGCGCTTGAGCGGGTTTTCGTTGGGGAAGGACTCGGCGATCAACTCAGTCACGCACTGCTGGTCGCTTGACGCGGTTGCTGTGCATTCGACCTTGAGGTCGCCGTGGGGGCTGAGCAGCGTGAGGGTTTTGACTTGCAGCGCCATGAACCCGTCGGTGGTCAGCGCCTGGGGCACATCGAAACCCAGCCGCAACGCAGACAAGTCAAGAGTGGGTGGTTTGATGCGGTGGGCATCGACCTTGGTGCCCAGCAGATGTTCGGCGAATGCCTCCAACATCATGGTGTGGTACTTGACCCCGCCCTTGACCAAGGTGCGTGCGACGCCGGTCTTGGCTGAATACTCCAGCACCATGTGAATGTTGGGATTGCCGACGCGACGGGTCAGGTTCGAGCCTTCAAACTCCAAGCGCAGCATCGCCAAGTCTTTGACGTGGACCGTCAGCAGATAGACATCGGGGGAGCGCTCCAGCACGTAGGCCACGCTGCCATCGCCGCATTGCAACTCCCGTTGATAGAACGCCGAGATGGACTGGCGCATACCGAGCATGGCGGCTTCGGAGGTGTTTGGCTTGCGTTTGACGCCCAGATCGTTCTGTTGTGCCTGGGTGCCATGGCGCTCGAAAAAGTCCACATCCCCGGCAAGATCAAACAGCTCGGGGTGGTTCACGTAAAGCCAGAACGAGCGATGGATGTCACTTTGGCTGGCGACCAGCTCCATCAGAGCAGAACCGTCTTTTTGGGCCACCTGAAACATCGCCTGTTTGCCCGCCGCATCCCCCAGTCCAACGCTTGCCATGAGTTTGGCAATGAGTGCGTCTCGGGCAATTTCGTCGGGCCAAGACCGGATGGCCTCGATCACAGTCTGGGTGACATCTTGGCCATCCGACCAGGATAGGTCATCGGGCAAAGGCAAGCCACTGGCCGCCAAAAAGGTCTGCAAAGTGGTGTCTACGGGCAGCTCAAGCAGCACATCGACAAAGGTTTTTTTCATTTTCTTGGTCCTTGTGAAATGTCGGTGTTCTGCGTGCAGGGGATGCTGGCGCTGGCCGACGGGTGGTAAACAAATATCCCATCAAAGTAAAGTGGCGAGATACAGCGTAATTGTGTCCCGCTTATTTCCGCTTGTCAAACTACGTAGAACATCCGGGTACTTATGTATCTCAGTGCTATACTTTAAGGTTGACTTGATTCAGACAGGAGCTTTTCCATGGCATCGACCTTAGGAGCGCGGTTACGACGTTTGCGAGAGGCCAAAAAGCTGACGTTGCAGCAAGTGGCTGACGCAGTTGGCTGTACCAAGGCGTACATCTGGGAACTAGAGATGAAGGAGGGCCAACGGCCTTCCGCAGAACGAATTAACCTGCTGGCCAAGGTTCTGGGGGTCACGATGGAGGACCTCATGAACGAAACCAATGAGCAAGTGCCACAGGCCTCTGTTGAAGACGTGGCATTTTTTCGTCAGTACGCAGGCATGACGGAAGAAGAAAAGCAGCGCTACCAGCAAGCCCTCAAATTGATGTTCCCAACGGCGGGGCAAGAGGAAACTAAGAGTTGAGTGACAGTGCTCAACTGACCCCAAGCAAAGCGGCCAACACAATCCTGCGATGGATTCGTGTGGCCAGCGGAGAGGCGGCTGCATTCACCGATCTCGACATGGTTCGAGAGGGGCTGCCTGGAACGCCTTACGGCGAAGGCGTGAAGATCATCAAGCCGCCTATGGCATCCCCAATCAAAAGCTCTGAGGGGATGCTAGTTTGCAACCCAGACGATCCAACTGAGTGGGGCATCTTCGTCAATGAAGATTCAAGCTCGGAGCGTCGGCGATTCACGATCGCGCATGAGCTCGGACACTTCGTGCTGCACCGAGCCAAGCGACGCACATTCAACTGCGACAAGGCCGCTGTGCATCTCAGCTTGGAAAGCGCAGGTGTCATCGAGCGTGAGGCAGATGAATTTGCCAGCAATCTATTGATGCCTGGCGATGTCCTGCGTGATCGCATCACCAGTCAAGACGTTGACCTTTACTTGCTCAGTGGCTTGGCCAAAACATTCGGCGTGTCGTTCGAGGCCTTATGCATCCGCTTCATCAAGTTCACGGAGAAGCGTGCGATCTTGCTGCACTGGGACAACGGCTTTCTCAAGTACGAATGGCGTAGCCGCAGTGCTGTGCTGAGCAACACCCGCATTCGAAGGCTGAGTGATCCTGCTGAGCCTCTGCGCGATACCGTTGCAGCAGATGAGTCCATCGCGCAGGAGTGGAATGGGATCGACATGTCTGCTGCTGTTTGGTGCGTTGGCGAACAGCCCTACATGAAGCTGCAGGAGTTCAAACACAGCTACGGCAGTCGTGATCGCGTGCTGACGTTGTTGATCCTTGAAGAGGCTGAACCGCGCAGGTGGGATAACTCCTGGAAGGATCAAGAGAGTTTCGACAGCTTCGATCAGTTCACATCAAGCGGTCAGATGCCGATTAGAAAATAGGCATATCATGATCTCGGTGGTGTCTCATGCAGCGGCCCCAAATACCTCTGCGCCAGTGACTAGCCCAGCGATGGGTCGAATGGCTATATAGGGTAAAGGCCGACTGTGCCGAGGCTACATACTTCGCAACGGTGTGACACCACCACCCTAACTTTTATTGATTACGCGTTTCAGTGATGCAGAAACCTCCCCCCGAATTGGTCAAGCAACTGAGGCGTCAACTGGACTTCATCCGAAACTCTGCCTCTGCATACGATGCAGGTCACTCAGAGGAAGCATTGCGCATCGGCGTAGCTATCCGTGTCTTGCTCCACGACACGAAATTCAGCAATTCGTTGCTGAATCAAATGGGTCAGAAAGAATCTTTAAAGCTGATCACCACGGCCAAAGAAATTCCAGAGAATCTTCTTGCAGAACTTGATTTTGGAGAGTGCCTGGCGGGCATGGTGATCGGCAGCTCCATTGAGTACTCTCCCGTGCCAGACGGGATGCCAACGGTTAGTTGCGTCGAATGGTGGGCGCAGCCCGTCTTTATTCGCGACAAAGTCGTGTACACCCGGAAAGATGTCGTTCTGTCAGCTGCCAACAAAGACGGTGGCGCTCATGTGGATGAGCCTGACGAAAAGCTGCAAGCCCTTCAAACAGCCTTCTGGACTAAGACGCAAACTAACGCGGATGGCCAGACCACAACCATACGGATGGAAGACAATCATTTTCGAATGCTGCGCAGGTTCGCCGACGAATTGCTGTTGAGTTCAGAGTTACTTGTGTTGGCGGCTTGAGTTCTGAACAGGGCGTGTCCTGGTGGCCGTGACAGTGAGCGAGTGCAATAGGTGTACTTTGCTCATCTACGAGCATGTTGGTCCAAACACGTTACGCGAAGTGACCTTGACCCATAGCATGAGAAGCGTTTTCTACTGGAACGCTGACCATGCACAACAACGAACAAATCTCTAATTTCAGGGCTAGCGCGGGCCCTCGACACCCGCAACAAGAAGTCGTCGATCTAATCGCAGTGGCCCTGCTGCGACTGCGCGAAGCTGAATCATCTACGCAGAAACCTTCACCTATTCGCGACAGTAGGAAGGTTTCACTTGGCTTCGCTGGCCAGAAGAGCGTGAATGCAAACACCGATCACTAAGAAGGAGTTTGCACATGACGACACACGCACAACAATCAAAAGCGGTATCCATTGCGGCGCAAGTCGCGCAGCTTCCGCACCTGCCCATGCAGAACATCTGGGCTATGTGGGACGCGCATTTTGATGAACGCCCACAGCACCACCATCGCACCTGGTTGGAATCCCGCCTTGCCTACAAGATCCAAGAGAAGGCCTTTGGCTCTCTCAAGCCGACCACCCGTAGAAAGCTGGAGGAAATCGGCGAAACAGGTTTACTTCCCAAGCGATTGCAAGGTGACGCAGATCGCCTTCTTCCCGGCACTATGCTCAGCCGCTTCTTTGATGATCAAGAGCACAAGGTGGTCGTGCGTGGGGTGCGCGACTTCGAATACCGTGGCCAGCGGTTTAAGAGCTTGTCGGCGATCGCTCGATTGATCGCGGGGTGTCCGTGGTCGGGTCCTGCGTTCTTTGGATTGAAGTCCACCAAGAAGGAGGCCGCATGAGAACCTCCCGCACAGCAGTGGCAAGCACACTCTCGTTCATCACCAAAAAGCGATGCGCCATCTACACACGCAAGTCGACCGACGAAGGTTTGGACCAGGAGTACAACAGCCTGGAGGCACAGCGCGATGCAGGTCTTGCATTTGTGAGCAGCCAACGTCATGAAGGTTGGCTGGCGCTGGACGACACCTACGATGATGGTGGATTCTCTGGCGGCAATATTGATCGCCCTGGACTCAAGCGCCTGATGGCTGACATTGAGGCCAGAAAAATTGATGTGGTGGTGGTCTACAAGATCGATCGACTTACGCGCAGTCTGCCAGACTTTGCGAAGCTGGTTGAGGTGTTCGATCGCAACAACGTATCGTTTGTCTCGGTCACACAGCAATTCAACACGACCACTTCGATGGGGCGGTTGACGCTCAACATCCTGTTGTCCTTTGCGCAGTTTGAACGCGAGGTCACGGGCGAGCGCATTCGGGACAAGATCGCAGCCAGCAAAGCCAAGGGAATGTGGATGGGCGGCACACCCCCACTGGGTTACGACGTGGTCGACCGCAAACTGATAGTCAACGAGCGAGAGGCGAGCTTGGTTCAGGACATCTTCCGTCGGTACGCAGAGCACGGGTCAGCCGCGCGCCTTGTGCGTGAGTTAGATGTCGAAGGTCACAGCACAAAATCTTGGGTCACTCAATCCGGCCAGCACCGTGCGGGCCGACCCATTGATCAGCACTACCTATTTTTTCTGCTACGCAATCGCCTGTACCTTGGTGAGATCAATCACAAGGGCGAGTACTTCCCGGCGCAGCACACCAGCATCATTTCGCAGGAGTTGTGGGATGGCGTGCAAGCATTCGTCAACAAGCGAAAGCAAGGCCCCAGAGAGCGCAGAGACGAGTACCCAGCGCTGTTGGGCGGTTTGTTGTTTGCACCCGATGGGCAGCGCATGATCCATCACTACACCAAGAAAAAGAATGGCCGCATGTATCGGTACTACGTACCGTACTTGGAAAAAAGACGCAGCGCAGGTGCAACGCAGGATGGAAACGGGAAAAGCATCGGTGCGCTTCCAGCTGCCGAGATTGAGGCCGCAGTGTTGAGCCAGATCGAACTGGCGCTGATGGAGCCGGAGGCATTGATTGGTGTCTGGCGGTCATGCCTGCAGCACAGTGCCGGAGCCGATCTTCAAGAGGACCAGGTGGTGGTGTCGATGCGCAGGATTGCCGATGTCTGGAAGCAGTTGTTCCCGGCAGAGCAGCAGCGCGTTGCCCAGCTGCTCATCGAGCGAGTGGACTTCAGGGACGGTAGCCTGGACATCCATTGGCGTGAAGATGGTTGGGTTGGGCTGGATCCAAGCATCGTGGCGCACCCCTATGTGGAAGAGGCAAAAGAGTATGCAGCTGAGGTGATGGCATGACGACAGAGGCTTATCAAGGAAACCCAAGGTTGCGCAATGTGCGGATTGAAGTGGGTGGGACGGCGCGTCAAATCATGGATGGCGCGCAACGTGTGACGATGGTCCCGCTGACGATCCGCCGCAAACAAAACCGCAAGCTCTTGACCCCACCGTCGGGCTCCAGTGCGAACGTCATGTCAGGCGGCATGGACATTCCGATGATCAAAACGCTGGGCAAGGCGTTTTATTGGCAACGCTTGCTTGATGAGGGCAAGTACGCCACGGCGACAGATCTTGCTCGGGCATTCAAGCTGGAGCCAGGTTGGGTTGCGGAGGTCCTGCGCATGGCGAATTTGGCTCCGGAGATCATTGAAGCCATTCTGGATGGGTCCCAGCCACGACATCTGAATCTGCAGACGATCCGTGGACGGCGTGAGTCCATACCACGTGACTGGGAGGAGCAAAAGAGGCTACTGGCTTTAATTTCTTAAAGGGACCGCATCAGAAAAAATAAGGCATGCTAAGTAGTAGCCAACCTTTCCGGGTTTGTTTCGCCATGCAGCGATGCGATTAGCGGGCACGAAACGGTCTCTTTTCGTTCATAGCAGGCGCAGACAAGATCAGACAGTACGGTCTCCATGCGCAACAAGTCCGCAATTTTTCCCCGCACATCCATCAGCTTGCGCTCAGCTTGTTCGCGGGCCTCGGTGCAATGCGACCCATCAGCGAGCTTCAGCAAGTCGCCGATCTCGTCCAAGCTGAACCCCAGCCGCTGGGCCGACTTGATGAAGCGCACGCGTGCCAGATCCGGCTCCCCGTAGCGACGGATACCGCCAAGTGGCCGGTCAGGCTCCTGCATCAGGCCCTTGCGCTGATAAAAGCGGATCGTCTCCACGTTGACCTCGGCGGCTTCGGCTAGGACGCCGATGGTCAGTGTTTCGGGTAGTTCATTCATAGGGCTTGACTCCGTACTTAAGTACGGAAGTAAGCTTAAGGCATGAAACCAGATTCCCCAACAGATTCTCAGGGCGGAGGACGCGGCGCGCTGATGACCGGCGGTCTTGCGGCCATCCTGGCATCCACCTGCTGTCTCGGCCCCTTGGTGCTGATCTCGCTCGGCGTCTCCGGTGCGTGGATCAGCAACCTGACCTTGCTTGAGCCCTATCGGCCGATTTTCATCGGTGCGGCGCTCATCGCTCTGTTCTTTGCCTGGCGGCGCATCTGGCGACCCGTCGCGGCTTGCGCACCCGGCGAAGTCTGCGCGTTGCCTCAGATCAACCGCAGCTACAAGGTGCTGTTCGGGATCGTGGTGGCGTTGGTGATCATCGCGCTCGGCTTTCCGCTGGTTGCACCCTGGTTTTACTGAAAGGAAACTGCCATGAAGAAGCTCCTTGCGATGGCGGCGTTGACCGCTTGTGCCGCGCCCCTCTGGGCGACCACGCAAACCGTCACGCTGTCCTTGCCCGACATGAATTGCGCCGCCTGCCCGATCACCGTCAAGAAGGCGTTGACCAAGGTATCCGGCGTCGGCAAGATCGATGTCAATCTGAATCGGCGCGAGGCGAAGGTGACGTTCGACGATGTGAAGACGAGCGCCGAAGCCCTTACGCGTGCCACCAAGGACGCCGGGTATCCGGCGAGCGTGGTGGGGACGGCGAAGTGACCGCAGTGATCCTGGAGTCGACGCTAACCTGCCCCGAGTGCGGCCACGCCAAGACCGAAACAATGCCCACAGACGCTTGCCAGTGGTTCTACGAGTGCGAGCAGTGTCACGCCGTACTCAAGCCCAAGCCGGGCGACTGCTGCGTGTACTGCTCCTACGGCACCGTGCCTTGCCCGCCGATACAGGAGCGTGGCAAAGGTAGTTGCTGCAGCGGCTGACCAAGGGGCAGCAGAAGTTCGTGCTGTTCTCAACTTATGGCAATGGCTTACCAGACGCCGGGTTAAACAGGGTGACCTAGTCCGCTAGTGGTTCGTCCAGATTCACGGCTGCTTTGGTCAGCTTTTGGGTAAAAGAGAGGTGCGTGCGACAGAGTTTGCCAAGACTATGGATCATAAAGAGAAGTGAAAAATGAACAACTGTTTTTAAATCGACTGCTTTAAGTTGTTCTGAAATTTGTGAGTATCACGGTCACCTAAGGTTCAATCATGCAAGAACAGCCACCGTCCTGAAGCCCAAGAAAAATAGCCATCGGCGAGCCAAGTGCTCGCCGTTTTCATTTGTGGCGAGCCATTGGCGAACCAGAAGTTTCCGAGTAGTTCGCCAATCGGTCCCTCGTATGTTCGCCACCCGAAATCTCCAATGACACCTGTTCCTCAACAACGTCAAAGGAGTACTTCATGCCAGCAACGGCAACCTCACTCACCCGATCGACCCAAGAGGCGATCAACACCCTGTCACCCGGAGATCGCCGGGTGCTCAACGAAAACGAACTGGCTCAGCGCTGGGGCATCAGCCCCAAAACACTTCAGCGCTGGCGCTGCGAAGGTCGTGGTCCCAAGTACCTGAAATTGTCTAAGCGCGTAAGTTATGCGCTCGAGATGATTTTGGATTTCGAGAAGAACGCTCTGCACGTTTCGACGTCCGAGCGCGCGACGGCTTGAAGGGAGGACAGAGATGAACGACTTGTCCATTTTCCCTGCCGACATCGCTGAGATGTCTGTTTCCCAGCTAGCCAACCTGCCTGCGCAGCAACTGGTGGAGGTCGATACCAATTTGGATCAGGCCATTGCCTGGCTCAAAGCTGCTCGCACAAAACTGGATGGCGCTCTGGACCAACGCTTCGGTGCGCAGGGCCGCGAGAGCCTCAACGCTTCAGGGCGTGATTTCGGAACCGCACACGTCAAAGCCGATGGCTTGCACGTGAAGTTCGATCTGCCCAAGAAAGTCTCCTGGGATCAGAAGAAGCTCAAGACCATTGCCGAGCGCATCGTCGCCTCTGGCGAAGCAGTTGAGAGCTACCTCGACGTCAAGTTGTCGGTGCCTGAATCCCGGTACACGAACTGGCCCCCTGCATTGCAGCAGCAATTCGCCGACGCCCGCACGGTCGAGGCAGGCAAGCCCTCTTTCCACATTTCCCCTGACTCGGAGGTCTGATCATGAATCAGCAACTTGCCCCATTTGATTTTGAAGGTCGACAAGTGCGCATCGTGACTGATGCACAAGGTGAGCCATGGTTTGTGGCAGCTGATGTGCTGTCGACGATCAGCCTTGATCGCAAAGCTCTCGAGCGACTTGATGACGACGAAAAGGGTGTGAACTCAATTCACACCCCTGGCGGAGTCCAAGAGATGACCACGGTCAATGAGCCCGGTCTCTACGCTCTGGTGCTAGGTAGCCGAAAAGCAGAGGCCAAACGCTTCAAGCGCTGGGTCACTCACGAAGTTCTGCCTGCTATCCGAAAGACTGGCTCCTACGCTGTACCCGCAATCGCTGCATTGCCCGCACCTACGCAAGACCGTGTCACATCGTTGCTCTTGATTGGTGAAGCTGTTGCCAAAGTTCCTGGTGTGAAAGCAGGCATTGCCATGGCTGCAACCCTCACGTGCATCCATGAAAACACCGGACTGGCCATTGAGACATTGCGCCGTGCGCTGCCTGCAGCAAACGAGCCGATCTGCTCCTTGAATGCCACTCAACTTGGCAAGCTGGTGGGCCTGTCAGCAAAAACCACCAACTTGCGCCTGGCCAACTTGGGTCTGCAAGTGCGCAATGAGCGCGATGAGTGGGAGTTGACCGAGATTGGTGAGGCCTGGGCGGAAGCCATGCCGTATTCGCGCAATGGACACAGCGGGTACCAGATTCTCTGGAATCCGACCGTTGCCCAAGAGATGCGGGAGGTGGCGTGATGGCACTTCCGATCATTACCGCTGATCAACGCCTGCGCGAGAAAAAGGGCGTCAAGCTTGTTCTTCTTGGCAAGAGCGGCATTGGGAAAACCACGCAGCTCAAAACCCTGCCAGAGGACAAGACGCTGTTCGTCGATCTTGAGGCTGGTGACCTGGCCGTCAAAGACTGGCGAGGGGACTGCGTTCGCCCAACCACCTGGCCGGAGTTCCGTGACCTTGTCGTGTTCTTGGCGGGGCCGAACCCTGCATTGCCTCCGGAAGCTCCCTACTCGCAGGCGCACTACGCGCATGTGTGTGAGCAATACGGTGATCCGAGCCAGTTGACCAAGTACGACTGCTATTTCGTCGACAGCATCACTGTGCTGGCACGCCTGGCACTGATCTGGGCCAAGACTCAGCCGCAGGCGATGTCTGATCGAACAGGCAAACCCGATACCCGTGGTGCCTATGGCCTTTTGGGTAGCGAGATGCTCGGTGCGCTGATGCATCTGCAACACGCTCGCGGTAAGCACGTTGTGTTCGTGGCCATCCTGGACGAACGCCTCGATGACTTCAGCCGCAAGGTGTTCGTCCCGCAAATCGAAGGCTCAAAGACGGCTGCCGAGTTGCCCGGCATCGTCGATGAAGTTGTGACGTTGGCCGAGATCAAGGCCGAAGACGGTGCGCCCTATCGCGCCTTCGTGACGCACACGCTCAATCCCTATGGCTTTCCAGCCAAAGACCGTTCGGGCCAGCTCGAAATGCTCGAACCCCCAAATCTGCTCGCACTCATCGAGAAGTGCGCAGCAGCAACCCAACCTCAAAACTACAAGGAGTAAACCATGTCCGCTTGGAACGATTTCAACGATGCCGAACAACAACAATCATTTGACCTGATCCCCAAGGGCACGGTAGCTCCGGTGCGCATGACGATCAAGCCGGGTGGTCATGACGATGCAAGTCAAGGTTGGACCGGTGGTTATGCAACCCAGAGCTTTGAGACGGGGAGCATCTTCCTTGCCTGCGAGTTCGTGATTCTGGACGGTGCATACGCTCGTCGCAAGATGTGGTCGAACGTCGGCTTGCACAGCTCTAAGGGACCTGCCTGGGGAAACATGGGGCGCACATTTATTCGTGCTGTCCTGAACTCTGCTCGCAATATCCAGCCGCAGGACAACTCTCCTCAAGCAGCCACCGCACGTCGCATCCAAGGCTTCAACGAGCTCGACGGCATTGAGTTTGTGGCACGCATTGATGTTGAAAAGGACGGACGCGGTGAGCTTCGCAACGTGGTGAAGATTGCCGTGGAGCCTGACCAGGCCGACTATCCGCGTGCGTCAGCGCCTGCCGCTCAACGTCCTGCTGCGACCTATCAAGCACCTCCTGCCAGCAGTGCTCCTGCACAGGCCGGGCGCGCACCTGTCTCGGGCAAACCGAGCTGGGCTCAGTAAGGAGGGTTAATGAAATGCTGGGTCTGCAACAGACAGGCCCGGGGTTTCGGCCACACCGACAACCGTCACGGTGTGGGCCATCCCCGGCGCTACCCAATCGACTGGGTTTTCTGCTCGAAAAAATGTCAGGACGTCTTCCATGCGATGTACGGGAACTGGCAGCGCGTGCTCGATGGGCGAGTCGATATGAAGGAGGTTCCCATGATCGATCCTTCTGATATCGAGCTGGCCTCCATGAAGAGGTGTCTCAAGGCATTCGGTGAGTCAGCAGGCGAAATTGGCTTTGACAAACCACTGGGGGAATATTCCGAAGAGCAAGCCCTGCGCGTTATCGATGCCATCGTGACGTGCTGGACCGATGCCATGCTGGTACATCACGAACAGACGAAGTTTCCGCCAGTGCGTGGGATGAAGCCAACGCCTGATCCTCTGGCACACCCATTCGCCGACATGGAGGATGACTTGCCTTGGGTGGTGGAAGGAGAGAAGAAATGATGGACTTCAATTCTTCTTCCAGCATCTCGGGTCAGGTCAGTGCGCTCATCGATGCCGGGCTGCAAAAGCGCCAGGCCGAACAACGTCCGAGAAGTTATCTCGGTGCATCGCGCTTAGGCGTCTCTTGCGAGCGAGCCTTGCAGTACGAGTTTGCGAAGGCTCCAGTAGATCCTGGTCGTGAGCATCCTGGTCGATTGCTTCGCATCTTTGAGCGTGGCCATCTCTCAGAGGAAAGCATGATCCAGTGGATGCGGCAAGCAGGCTTTGATCTGCGCACGACCAAACCCAATGGCGAGCAATTCGGATTTGCGGCACTCGATGGTCGCTTGGCTGGCCACATTGACGGTGTGATCGTTGGTGGACCTGACGGCTTTAAGTATCCCGCCTTGTGGGAGAACAAATGCCTTGGCTCCAAGTCCTGGCGTGACCTCGAGAAAAACAAGCTGGCGATCTCAAAGCCGATCTATCACGCACAGGTGGTGCTGTACCAGGCCTATCTGGAGCTGCATGAAAACCCTGCGGTTTTCACGGCAGTCAATGCCGACAGCATGGAGATCTATACCGAGTTGGTGCCCTTTGATGCGGCATTGGCGCAGCGCATGTCTGACCGTGCGCTCAAGGTGATCTCTGCGACCGACGCGGGCGAATTGCTCGCTCGCGCTTACCAAGACCCCACTCATTTTGAATGCCGGATGTGCGCATGGCAGGACCGGTGCTGGAGACAAATCAATGACGGACGTTAATCAAATTCTCAGCGAAAAGCTGGTCGATGCACATGAGGCGGCCTACTGCTTGAAGATGCCTTTGTACCTTTTCACACACCCCAAAGAGCGTGAGCGTCTTGGTCTGCCGCATTACCGCGTCGGGAAGATGGTTCGCTTCAAAGTGAGTGAGCTGATGGAATGGATGCAGGTGGGGGGAGAGAAGTCGGATGCTTGATTTCAATGACAACGACTCCCCTGCGCACAAAGACACGGATGCCACCAGAGAGCAGTTGCGTGCATCGCTGATTGATCGACTCGAATCGGTTCTTGCGGGATTGTTCCCTGCTGGCAAGAAGCGACGAGGCAAGTTCCTGATCGGGGACGTCTTGGGCAGTCCTGGTGACAGCCTCGAGGTTGTCCTTGACGGGGAGAAGGCGGGGCTCTGGACAGATCGAGCCACTGGTGACGGCGGCGACATCTTTGATCTGATCGCTGCCTACCTTGGCGCTGACGCTCAGGCTGACTTTCCTCGGGTGCTTGACTATGCCGCTGAACTGGTTGGACAGGCTGCGCCCACCCAAACCCGCAAGGCCAAGAAGGAAGCTCCGGTCGATGAGTTGGGACCAGCTACGGCCAAGTGGGACTACTTTGATCCCACCGGCCACCTGATCGCCGTCGTCTACCGCTATGACCCACCCGGAGGCAAGAAGGAGTTCCGTCCCTGGGATGCCAAGCGGCGCAAGATGGCTCCGCCTGATCCTCGTCCGCTTTACAACCAGCCGGGGATGATTGCTGCCGAACGGGTGATCTTGGTTGAAGGCGAAAAGTGTGCGCAGGCATTGATTGCCGCAGGCATCACGGCCACGACGGCGATGCACGGAGCCAACGCACCGGTGGACAAGACTGACTGGTCACTTCTGGCGGGCAAGGTCGTCCTGGTCTGGCCTGATCGGGATAAGCCGGGCTGGGAGTACGCGATGGCAGCGGCGCAGGCGGTATTGGACGCTGGCGCTCTCTCGTGCGATGTGCTCTTGCCGCCGGATGACAAGGCTGATGGATGGGATGCAGCCGATGCGTTGACCGAGAGCTTTGACGTTGACACGTTCATTGCGTCTGGCCCGCGCATGTGTGTGAAGTCCACCAAGGCCATGACAACGCAGGATGCCACGGTGTGGGCGACCGACGATGCGCTGACGCTGGCGTTCACCTCCCGATACGCGGATGAGTGGCGATATTGCGCAGCCTGGGGCAAATGGCTGGTATGGACTGGTTGCCGTTGGCAGCCCGATGAGACATTGATGTCGCATCACCTCATTCGTGCCATCTGTCGTGAGGCTGCGCTCAAGGTGGACTCGCATCGCCTGGCCGCCAAGTTGCTGGCCAGCAGCACCGTGGGCGGTGTCGATCGCATGGCCAGGTCAGATCGCCGCCATGCCTCTACCACCGA